GGATCGCTGTTACATCGAATGTAAGAGCAGCTCCACCACCACCGCCAAGTTGAGCATCAGCAACTGTGACAGTCTCATTGGCAATGAATCCACTACCATCATCTGTGACGCTAACAGAATCAACAGTTCCACCAGTGCCGATTACAATAGTGAATGTTGCATTAGCACCAGAGTTTTGAGTGCTATAATCAGATGTGCCTAAGGTGTAAGTTCCTGCAGTTCTTGATGAATCAGTTGCACCAAAGTTTCCTACAGTCTTAATACCAGATGCGTTAGCATTAGTAATGGTTATAGTCTCACCTGCAACAAAATCAGTTCCACCATTATTAACTGTTACGTTAGTGATAGCACCTCCAGATGCAGTAATGTCAACAGTCGCAGAAGAACCAGATCCTCCAGTAACTGCGACTCCAGTTGCAGATGTATAACCTGTTCCACCAGATAATGTTGCTAAGTTCAATGTAAGAACTTTACCTGCATTAGCATTAGTGATTGTAACAGTATCGGTAATCAAATAGTCAGAACCACCTGCGTTTACTGCTGCAGCAGTAATATTTCCATCAGAATCAACTGTAGTATTAACAGTCAATCCAGATCCAGTTCCTCCAGAGGTAGCAACTGCTGTTGCTCCTGTGAATCCCCCGCCACCACCAACACTAACTCCTGTTGTAACAACTGCACCTGGTGTTGGATCTCCACTAAGTCCTAGTGTAAGTGTAGTTGCTGAAGCAAGGTTGTTTAACATTGCACTTAACTGTTCAAATGCATTGTCGAGTTTTGCTTGAACTCTTGCTTCCGTATAGTATTGATTTGTACCTTCAGATAGATTTGTTGTAGATTTACTGGATAGATCTAAGTTTGCACCAACTTGGAGTGCAATGCGATTATCAGCACGAGTATTAGTAAAGAATAGTTTACTTGTACCTTCTACAAGATCATCTGTATCAAACTCAGCAAAGTCAATACCGATAGTTCCTGAGGCAGAATTGATTCCTATACCTTGTCCATAAGTGAAGTGAGACCTTGTTCTAGCAGGAGTGGTAAAGAGATTTGTTGATCCTTCAGTTACGTTATCTGTATTAATGTCACTCTGTGTAACTGATAGAGTTCCAGAACTATGTGTGATACCAGTTCCGTAAGTAAAGTGTGTCCTTGTTCTTGCAGCAGTGGTGAACAGATTAGTTGATCCCTCTGTTACATTATCAGTACTGATTTGAGACTGAGTTACAGATAGTTCACCAGATCCTGCGAGTGCAATACCATTACCATATGTGAAATGAGTTCTGGTTCTTGCAGCAGTAGTGAAGAGATTTGAAGATCCCTCAGTTACATTGTCAGTATTAATATCTGACTGTGTTACGGATAGTGTATATGTATTAGCAGTGTCATCATAAACTTTAGTAATACCAGTGCTTGCTGTGATAAGAGCATTGATTCTATCATCTACTCTTTCGTTAGTGAAGTAAAGGTTAGATCCTTCAGCAAGATCACCAGTGTCATGATTTGAGATGTCAGATACCTGACCAGTAAGGTTTGCAGTAATAGTTCCTGCAGCAAAGTTACCAGATGCATCTCTTAAAACTAGGTTATTAGCAGAGTTACTTGCAGCAGAAGCAACGTTGATTGTAGTATTTCCAGAAACACCGTCAGCATTTGTTAGTGTAATACCTGACGACGCTGTAACAGCAAATGTTCTTTGTGCATAAGTTCCAGTTCCTGTTCTTACAACATAACCAGTTCCAGACATAGCAGCAAGACCAGTGCTATCAGCATCAACAAATGTTGTGTTAATAGTTGGAGCAGAACTACCATCTACAGATACAGAACCTTGAACAACACCTGCAAGGGTGAATGTTCTAGCAGTCTTCCATGCATCAGCAGTAGATGCGTTACCTAAGAAACCTGCACCAGATCCTGTGCCACTAGCAGCAGTGATTTGATTAGCAGCAAAGTCACCAGATGAGTCACGATTTACAACTGTAGAGACTGTTGCAGCAGTCGCAGTTGTCATACCATCTAGTAAATCTGCGTTTAGATTATTAATCTTATCAGTTGTAGGAATAACAAGAGCAGGTCCAGATGATACCTGAGATATAATCTGTCCATCTACTGTTGCTGTACCATCAACATTTAAGTTATTATCAATGTCAACAGATGTACCTGCACCTGTAACACGAATAGAACCGACTCTTAATGCACCGTCAGTACCACTTAATACCTCTGAGTTATTACTTGCGCTAGTTAGGAACGAGAATTCTTGTGAGGATCTGTCAAAACCAAAGAAACCAATTTTAGCAGAACCGTCGTAGTAGCGAAACTCCACACCCCTATCCTTACCATCGTTAGACGCGGGTGCTGTGTCACCACCAACAGTAATAATAGGGTCATCGATAGTAGTGACTGTGCTGTTAACTGTTGTTGTTGTTCCATTGACTGTTAAGTTACCTGTGACTACAAGGTCAGACTGAAGTGCAGCATCACCTGCTACAGTTAGTTCACCTTGTGATACGACATTACCATTATCAGTGTCAACTGTAAACTTGTCAACACCTGCAGCAGTTTGAACTTTGAAGAACTTGTTATCTGCCTTAACAATGGTTTGATCAGAGACTGTTAATGTTCCTGATATGTCAGCATTGTTATTAAGATCTAGTGCACCTGTAAGTTCAGTGCCACCATAGACTCTTAATCCTTGCCCTACAGCAAGGTTCTTACCGATACCTGCACCACCAGTAAGTCTTACAGCACCATCAGCACTATAAGATCCTGTCAGTGTTTGATCTGCATTATTAGTTAGCGTATTTACACCAGTCGTTCCTAGAGAATTATTGATTTGAGTAGCACCTGCTACAGTTACTTGACCTTGGATTATTGTATTACCGTTATCAGTATCAACTGTAAACTTGTCTACTCCAGAACCATTTTGGACTGCAAACTCTTCGTTAGATGCATTGATAATAAGAGAGTCAATGATCTGTGTTTCACCTTGAACTGTTAGTGTACCATCAGTTGCTATGTTACCTGTAGAAGAAGCAACAGTCATCTTATCAGTTGTACCTGATCTGACTGCAAAGTTTGCATCAACATCTAAGGTGCCATTGATTTCTGTGTTGTTAGCAACAGTCAGTGTACCACCAAGAGTTGTATTACTATCAACATTAAGAGTGCTATTTAATTCTGTGTGACCATCAGCAGTCAGCGTACCTTCAATATTAGTATTACCAGTTACGTTATCAACGAAGAACTTATCAGTCGTTCCATTTCTGACTGCAAAGTCTGCGTCAACATCGAGAGTGCCATTGAAGTTTACATTATCTTCAACAAGTAATGTACCTTGAATAGTTGTGTTACCAGTTGCACCAATAACAGTGAACTTCTCAGTATCACCACTATTGAGTTTACCAACAGCAAATCTTTCGTTAGATCCAGTAGCACCAACGTACAGGGATTTCATAATACCTGCACCACCATGTGCCTTTAAGGTAGAGAAGTTATGAGATGCATAAGATGGAGATGCTTGATAACTGTCACCAAAACGACCTCTGTATCTAACTCTCAACCAGTTCAATCTAGATTCAGTTTCTGTTGCACTATCCTTAATCTCAAGAGGACCATTAACGTGTAATGTACCATCAATCAGAGCAGATCCTGCAATGTATGCACCACCATCAAGTCTAAGTGCACCATAATCATTTGATTGAATCTCCCAAGCACCAGTAGTTCCGTTCTTGGCAGTAGTAATATCGTTTGTGCTTTCTAGATGTACATCTCCTGAGATTGCAACGTCACCGTTAGCATCAATATTATTAGAGAAGGTAGCAATGTTTGTAACACCAAGTGTACCTGCAATAGTTGTGTTACCAGAAGCAGCAACAACATTGAACTTGTTAGTATTAACGTTGAAGTTACCTGTGACATCAGTTACACCACCAATAGATGCGTTACCAGTTGTAGATTGGAACTCAATCTTAGTAGTTCCAGATCCATTATTGATTTGAACTGTTTTAGAAGCACCTTGAATAACAATATTATCATCAAATCTAGATGTGCTATTTGCTCTGAATGTACCATCAACATCTAGTAGACCACCAATATTAACATCATCTCCTATACCTGCACCACCTGCAACTACCAAATCTCCAGTAGTATTAGATGTTGAGTTTGTATTTGTTGTAAGTTTTAAGTTACCTGCAGTTATACCTGACGCTGTTCCACTAAAGACCTCTGAAGTATTTGTGGCGTTGTGTAAAAATGTGAATCCTCCGACGTGTCCTCCGAGGTCGGTGTATGAGTCATCGTATCCAAAGAAACCAACTCTTGCTTGATTATCGTAATATCTGAACTCAACACCACGATCTTTATTGTCATCACTAGCAGGAGCAGTATCGCCACCAAGAGTGATGATGGGATCATCCACTGTTGTAACCGTTGAATTAACTGTCGTCGTCGTACCATCTACTTGTAAATCTCCGTGAACTCGTACTAACCCTGTAATCGCTCTATCATCACCTGGGTCAAGGTGCATGGTTGAATCTGTTGATCCAATATAATTTGTTTGAACTCTTACATTTTCAATGTGAACTTTACCAGTAGCAGCAGATGCATCAATATCAACAACGTCTTCTGCAGTAAGAGTTAGTGTACTAGTACCAGATCCTGAGTTGGTAGAAGCAACAGTGAAGTTTCTCGCTGATGAACTATTCTGTGTTAGTTCAATGTTAAGATCACCATCACCAGTTTTATCAATCTGTTGTGCTGTAGCACCATCTAAGATAAAATCTGGATCACTGAATAATGTTTTTACATTTATATCTACTTCACCATTGCCACTATCTCCTGTATTATTAGCACCAAAAAGAAGACTACCCGATGTATTATTTACTTTAACGTAGTTAAGATAGTTAAATCCTCGGTAACCTGTGCTTGAGGTTAGTTCTTGATCTAACTCAAAATCTTCTTTAGTATTTCCGTCTGCAAAACTAATTCTGTTGTTTTGGAGTTGTGTGTTATCTACTCCTAAGGCGGAGATCGTGACGTGCCCGTTGCTGTCAACGTCGAAATCTTCCTGTGCAAATGAAGCCAATCCTTTCTGCTCTGTTGCCTCGGCAGCGAGATATCGCCACCCGCCAGAGTCACCGCTAGTATGAGTGGGAGCACCACTACCTGCTGCGATTCCTTTGATGCGTTAGCAATGATGTCATATCTAACGTAAGTTGTACCTGCACTATAGGTAGCATACTTACTACCCTCGGCAGCAGTAGCGATTGGTACGTTTGTGGCACTTGTTAGTCTACCACGGTCATCTACAGTGAACTTAACAGCGTTAACCGTAGGTGTACCAAAGGGTTCGCCACTTCCACCTGCACCTGATACAGATGTCAGGGATTCCGTATTATAGTTACCTGCTGTAACAGCAGTTGTGATAATATCAATAGTTGGGTTACCATTGATACCACCACCGTCGTTTACCGATATATTTCCAGACGTTCCCGCAATAGTTCTGGTTGACATTGCACCACCAGAGGTTCTTGATATTAAACCTGTAGTAGTAAGACCTGCGATTGCAACAAGGTCTAAGTCATATGGTTGTGCAGATGAACCTTCTACAGTTCCATTCAATCCATATGCAGCAAGTGTTGTTGGGTTTTCAGCATTTATTATTCTACCTTTAGCATCGACTGTTACCTTAGTATAGGTTCCTGTAGCAGATGCAGAACCATCATAGTGAGGTAATGTTGATTGAAGTGCTAATGAAGAAACTAAGTTTAAGTTTTGTGATCCATCAAATACACCAGTTCCTAGTACATCACTAGAAAGTTGGACTTGACGAGTAGAAGCAAGACGTGAAGAAGTAGAAGCGTTACCTATGACAGTTGCAGTAATCGTACCTGCTGCAAAGTTACCATCAGCATCCCTTTGTACTAATGTATTTGCAGTATTAGATGTAGATTCAACAGGTCTCTCATAAGTTAAAGTATTCCACGCGGTTACACCGTCACCAATCTTGAACCTTCCAGTATCAAGTTCGATGCCAAGTTCACCCTGTGCAAGGGTTGGGTTAGAGTTTGCCCACTCCTGAGCACCACCTCTTCTTAACTGAATTCTATTTGCCATTTTTGAGTTATAACTCTATAGGGATTACACTTCCAAGTTATTTATGATAGAAAGAAGGGGGTTCTAGACCCCCCTTCAACTAATCTGTAATTTCTGGAGTTTCTGGTACTGTTTCTGGTTCTGGTGTTGCTGCTCCATAATACTCTAGAGTTTCGATTGCTCCTTGTAATTTTAAAGCAGTCACTTCGTTTTCTTTGATCTTTGCTGATAAATCTTGATTCTCTTTAATCAATGATGCGTATCGATCTTTGAACTGTTTAAGCATCTCATCTTGTGAGACTTTTTCTACAGGTGTTTCTGTAGGTGCTGATGTTGTCATGATGTTTTTTGTACTAACGTTAGTAAGAGAGATTTTATTTCACTCATATCTGATTTTAACCCATCAACTTCCTTTTGTAAAGTAGAAAAATCTTTTTCTGCTTTTTTCTTTGCTGCATGTGCTCTCATATACTTTGTGTAAGTATCTTGATCAGCACAGTCAAATGATCCACTTTGTGAATCACGAAACCAATTCTCTTTTCCTTTTACAGGTTGATACATTATACAGCAAGAGCGATTGCTCTGAAGTCTTCAATAATAGGTGTAGCAGATTGATTTGGTGAAACAAATACAATCTTGATTTGATACTGGTCGAAACTCAATCCAGAAACTTCATATTCATAGTCTCTGAAAACTATGTTTTCTGTAGTTGCAGGTACGGATGCTGAGGAATCTGGGAAGAACTCAAATCCGAATGTTTCGATAGAATCTGTAGATCCAGTAGGTCGTACTCTATATAGTACCTTTATGAAACTGTCTCTTGGGCGATACCCTGCGAACAATACCTTTATAGCACCAGAGGGATTTGAAAGATCTGCAGCACGAGTAATATAAACAGCATCATGTAAATCACCAGTAGATAGTTTCGCAGTGTTAGGATCAGATGGATTATTAATCCTATTCATAACAGTTGTCATTGACATTCTATCTGTATCAAGAACTGGAGATACATTAGTCTTAAGACTAGTCATTGTAAGATCCAATCTAAATGATTTTTCACCAGATAGTTCTGATGATTCATTAATCGTTGAACATATAAGTTGAGGTGATAGTAATGCGTTATCCTCACTCAATATTATATCAGAGAATATACCATCATTTGCAAATGATTCTTGTAATCTTGTTGCACCATCATTGATTGATGTACCACTTATACCATTGATTCTTGCAGTCACATTTGTTTGTGGTAATAGCATTCTTTCAATCTGAGGAACTAAGATATCATACTGAATATTCTGTGTTGCCACAACACCTATTCCACCAGATCTAATACCAAGTTTAGCAATAGAACTTGTAGCGATCTCGTAACTATCTAATGTTGGATTTAATATACCAGTATGAGTTTTGTTAATCTCGATTAGTGGTATACCATCAAGGTTATAACATTCAACAACTGATTCATCAACGTGTGATACTGCAGTCGTTCCATCTAATCCTCTCTCTGATACAGTTATAGTTTTGAAGTCACTTGATATTGCTGTGTAAGATACAATCTCAGTTCCTGCATCACTAATAATTCTTGCATAACCTTTTACAGTTGAACTGATTACGTTACCATTAATAGTTGTGTGGAATGCAGAAGCATCGTTAACGTTTACAGTAGTATCAGTTGCTGATATAGCAGCAGTCAAGTATGTTGGAGATACTTCTGATGTTACACCAGTAATGATGACATTGTTTGAAGCACTATGCATACAGTGATTACTATGTGCTATTCTTACTTTTCTCTGACTTGATGAGAATGTTGGAGTTGCAGTTGGGAATGAATCAGATACTGCACCCCCTTCAACAGCGTCACCTGCATAAGTTATAGAACTTACAGTTGCAGTCACGGTTGATGTTCCACCAGTGATTGTTTCAGTCGAGGCAGTAAAGTCTGTAGAAACATATCTTAGTGTTAGTGTATTTGTACCAGATGTCCATGTTACAACTTCAGCAGTAGGAGCAGTAGCAGAGTTACCAGTGATTGTTTCTCCAACTGTAAAGTCACCAGATGCACCACTTACAACCATAGTTGCAGTTGTTTTAGATGAGACGATTCTTTGAGTAATAACACCACCAGTGCTAGAACCTGCTTGGAATGATCCAGTAATATCTTTTACTGTTAATATTACACCACCTGCATTATCAGTTCTCTTAGCAATAGTACCTTGTGCAAGAGTTGTCTTCTGATATATTCTTGCTCCAACTGTGTAAGGTAGAGTAGTTGAGTTTAGAAGTAAATCTTGTTCTGGTAAAAATGTTTGTACTGGATCTTGTGCTAGAGTTAGTTTACCACCATTACCAATATCAAGAGGAGCATTATTTAAAGTTACTATAGAACTAGCAGTGTTTACAAATTCTGCTCTATTAACTTTGAACTTAAGATCTTCATACTGGTCTGCAGTCCATGTAGATGCGTTCTGTGATTTGAATAGAACACCTGCATATGGTTGCTCAGATATAGTTCTGTCACCAGTAATATCAATCTCACCCATTCTTGATATCCAAATCGTATATGTGTTAGAGTCAGATAGAAGAACAAAACAATGTTCAATAGATTGTGGAATATAAACAGGTGCTTTGAATGTAAATTTAGTTGCAACTGCAGCAGTCTCAGATAACTGAATATCAGCAGGTTCTTTAGTTACATCAGAGAATGGTAGAATACTTGTTGTTGGATAACCATTTTCCATAGTTCTAATCTGCATAGAAACAGGAATGTTAGCATCCTTAGTTTTGAAGTAAACTTCTACAGATGTAATAAACACACCACCTTCTTCATCAGAAATAAATGACTGTGCAAGAGGGTCATACCAACCAATCTGTCTAGTCTCAGTTCTGATTGTATTGAAGTTTCTTTCTTGTGTAACTGTATCACGAACAACTTCAGCATTTCTAACAGCAAGAATGTTTTCACGAACTCTGTTCAATGTACCTCTTGCTTCATATTCTGCTTCAGCAGATGATGATACTGCACCACCTATTCTAGAATCACTATCAGATGTTGAGTATCTAAGAGTTCTAGTTCCAGTTGCCCAACGTGGGTTAGTGTCTACAGATGCAGGAGGTATAAAGAATGATGCACCCATCTTACCGAAACGGTCAGATATTAATCTACGATCTTTAACAACAGCACGAGCACCAGAGTCAGCAACTAATACTTCACCAACTTGAACATTACCATAGAACGAACCGACTGCTTGTGTAGCAAGATCATCAGTATCGATATTTAAGATTGCTGTAGTTGAAGCATATGATGTAGGCATTGTTGTATCATCATATGGATTGAACTCATACAAATCATTAGGTGCTGCTACCTTTAGAACACATCCACTAGTTTGACCTCTTACAGTCTCACCTGGAATGAATGGAGTAGAGTTTGTACGGGCATCAGTAGATGGGTTTTTGATAAGTTCGATTAGTTTTGGTGTGTGATAATCACTAACTTTTCTACCATCAAAGAATGAATAAAAACGAGTTCTTGGTTTTAGTCTTTCAACATTAACTTTAACGTTTCTAGATCTGATCCATGGAATCTGTGTAGCAGATATAATACTATCTCCTAGTGACTGTCTATCAATTCTAGGAATAACTCTTGATCTAACACCACTTCTTGTTTGTCTAGTTGTAGTTGCAATAGTTTCTTCTCTGTTGACACGACGCATACCACGACCACTCCATACATCAGGTCTGGGTGATCTACCGATATCTTCTGCTAACCAGAAAGTATTTCTTGTAGTTGTACTTGCAACAACTCTAGATGTTGTCCACTGATCTCTCCATGCACCCCATTGGATAGGAGCAAAACCATTCTGGTCAACTCTAAGTTCAGATGATACTGCTTGGAAATCACCTTCTACTTGTTGTACCTGTGCAGGTAAACGTTGTGTCTCTAACCAGTCATCAGATGCAGGAGTAAGATCAACACGTCCAATGTAAGTAAATACGTTGAATGGGTTGATGTTCTCAACTCTAGAAGCATATGGTTGTTCAATGATTGTTAACTCAGAATATGGTAGAGTTATACAAGGACCTGTTTGCTGATAGTTTTGAGATACTGTTGTATTAACTTGTAATGGAACGTTAGTTGTATAGTGAGAAGGATGACATTGACCGTCTGCAAATGATAATGCAGCAGAGAAATCTTCATGTGATGTCTGAGACTTACTATGATCAGTAAAATCATCAACTATAAATCCATTTTTAAGTCTGTCTTTACCATCAACGTCAATAATTTTAGTGTTAAAAGTATCAGACTCAAGCATATTGAGTGATGTATAGTATTCAACCTGATCCAATCTACGTTCAATACCACCGATATCTCTCATGGTATAACGTTTGTTATCAGATCTAGTAATAACTACATCAGATTCTGCATCAAAACCATATGGTTTATGTGACATGGTTGCTAAAAGCATACCATCTTTTAAATCATCAGGTTCTTGAGGTGACTCAGATGATTTACCTTTAACTAATTGGAACTCACCTGCAGGTGTCAAGAATGCTTTATCGATTCTAGGTAGGAACCAATCAAAGTCTGCACGGAAGTTACTATTAAGTTTTGGTATATCAAATACAGTAGCATTTGGTGTACCTGATACATTGAATACTCTTGATTTAAAGTCAAATGTTGAGCAGTTTACAAATGCAGGAGATGCAACAGATCCAGTTCCACTGAAAAGATTTTTACATGATGGTCTAAAGTCTAGATAATCTGCAAGATATTTTACACCGAAGAATGGGATATCACCATAAGATGTATCAAGATATGATTGACCACCAAAGTAATCACCAGTTGCAGAGTGTGTATAATAATCAACAACCATCAATAGTTTTCTGATTGGTGTTGATACACCTTTCTTACGAACAATTTTTGACTGATCGTACATGAAGTTTGTTTGTGCAACTTCTAGGAAGTAGTTGTCAGTAATAACTTTTGATCCTGCAATAACAGATCCTGCAGAGTCATTAATAATAGCACTGATCGCAGTGTTTGTACTATCAAATCCATCAATAGTTTCACCTGCTAATAATGTACCACTAATATAAACAAGACTTAACTTCAATGTTCCAGAACTGAAGGCAACTACTTTTGCTCTTGCTTTAGAAGTTCTACCTGTTACGATAGTTCCTGTAGCGAAGAAGGTAGGTTCTACCAAAGTTACACTTGGTATTACTGGATCATTATCATCAAGTGATTCATAGACTGCGTGTAATCTATATGAATCTACAAGTCCGAGAGATAAATCTCTATCTTGTACTCTAGTTCCATATAAGTTTGAATATACTAAACCATAGTTTTGCTTATCAAGGTTCTCGATTGTTTTGTTAACCTTGATAACAAACATCTGTTGTCCTGCTTTTGTTTTCTTAGTTGTAACGTTCTTAGATATTGTCGCAGTAACTTTAACAGAAGTAATACTTGTTAAGTTCTCAATCTGGATAGTAGTTCTATCAGCAGAGGTGAACGTGGTATAACCAATAGCACCACTATTGGTAGTATTGATAGTGATTTGATCTCCAACTGGATGAGTAGAGTTTGAACCTGCAAGAACTGTGATTGTGTAGTTTTCATCAGAGATAGATTGGAACTGCTCGTTAGCAGGAAGAGTGATTGATATTGAGTTTGAAGCAACTGATCTAGCATCAAATGTTCTTCTGACAATCATAGATTCATCAGATATACTCTTAATATATTTCTTAGGCATTGCACTAAGAAGATCAGCATTATCAAGATTATTCAACTTAGCACGTTGTCTTAGTAACGCAGTATAATCTCCTGCAGATGGAGCAGCACTTCCTGCGCCAGGAGTTACATTTACTGTTTGTGCAGCATAATCAAAGATAGTAGAGTTTTGACTACCAGTCAAACTAGCAGGGTTAACTTTATCTACAGTAACAAACTTAGTTGCACTGAATAATATTTTGTCACCAGGTTTTAGATCTAAAGCAAAGTTTGATTGTAAACCAGTAATTTTTTCATTACTACTTGTAGCATCGTAAGTAAACTGTGAACCTTGAACTCCTACATTATCATTAAGTATAATGTCAGAAGTAAATTCTACAGTGTTTGAACTTTCATCTCTTGCTAAAAGTTGTCTTGTATCTGAGAAAGAATATGAATGTACAACTTCAATAGTATCTTTGTTTAAACCATCAACTATTATCATTTCACCAACAACAAATGTTCCCTCTACACCATATAATGTAGCGTGATCAGAAGAACTCAAAGCATTTACAAGATATCCTCTAGCACCAGATGTTTGACCAACCAATAGTGATCCTAAATCTATAGTCTGTGCAGTTGCTAACTCAATGACAGTAAACATCTGTACATCAAATAGATTCATTCTATATGTGTCATCAGCATTACCAAAGGTTGTATCGTCACCGTCTGATGTATGCTCCATAGCAGCAACTCTTGCAAAACCTACAAGGTTACCTGCCTGACTACCACCAGATGATGTAAAATCATCTCTTAGTTCGATAGTTTGATATGCATTTGTTAATGTAGATCCAGTTGCATTAGGAAAACCATAAACGTTAGTTACAATAATATCATTACCCATCTCAAATGGTATGATAGTATTTTGTGCTGACTGTGTATCTCTTGGTTTTTCTAAGTCAACATATGTTGGTGATAATGTCTTAACTCTATATCCTCTTACATATGCAGTACCAGGTCCGAACTCTACTGAATATAATCTCTCTGCAGCAGTATCACCACTTGAAGTTGTAGTACCTGCTTCATATACACCATTATTAAAACCATCATCAAGATTTTCTCTCATTGTGATAGCAAAATCTTTTACAACATAATCACCAGACTCTTCAAATGTTCTGATTGCTATTGTTCTTTCTAGTTCATCATATGCACTTCTATCAACAAGTTTTTCAACTTTACTATTATTGATTCTTAATAGTTCTAGGAAGTCTTTATCAGCATCGTCTGTGAGTAGTTTCTTAACTAGTCTTGTGGTGATTCTAAATCTATGAGAACCAGGAGCAGCATAGTTAGATGTTCCTGCAGCGTTATCGTTGAGACTAAGGTCATCCTCTGGAGTAATAATGGATTCTTGAATATCAAGTCCGATACGATAGGAGGGGTTGCTTCCATACTGATCTAATAATAAGTATTGATATTGTACATCAACAAAGAATCCTCTGATAAAATAAACACCGTCCTGTATGTATGCTACAGAACCTTGTTGTAACGCAGAAGTAGGAAGTAGTTGTGCAAATGGTGATCCAACTTCAATCAAAGTTGTACCAAATGTTATTTCTGTATCTGTTATTAACTGTTCATTATTTGAAAATGTTTCTTGATTATTTTGTGCACCACCTGATTCAATATACTTAACGTAAAGTGTGATATAACCTTTATTTGATTCTGTTGCTGATATACTGAATAATACTTTTGCCTTTACACCAGATGTAAGACCAGTAATGATCTTATCATTTAACTGAGCACGATAGTTCTCTACATCAGCACCCAAAAATGATTCTTGTAACTGGATAGCATCAACATTTAGATCATAACCAACCTGACCAGGAATGACCATTGATCCATCTTTGAACAGATGTGATCCAACATTCTCTACCTGATTCTGCAGTATAGACTGCATGGTAGTAAGTTCTCTCGCTTGGATTGGGAATCCAGGACGAAATAGCACTCGATAAAAGTTTTTCGTTTTATCATAGTCGTCGTAATATGGTGTGACGTTTAGGTTGGTATTTTGTGCCATTAGAACTCGATTACGATTTTGATGTCTTCTACTTGGTCGTTTGCACGACTGATTGATCTTCTATTATCTATGTACACAACGTCACCAGAGTTTGAAGCAACTTCTGGTTTTGCATAACCATTGTTAAACTTCATACCTAAGTCATATTCTGTGTTGTTAATAGTTCTAGAAGAAGAGTTTGGAACAGCAGGGAAGTTTACATCAGGTTGTCCCGCAGCACCAGAGGTTGCACCACTGACTACGTTAGAACCATCAAACTCATTCTGTGTACCTGTAACTTCTGGAAATATACCATCAACTGAGTTCTGATAATATTTCAAAACTTTTGTTGTAGCATTCCATGATATAACACGACCTCTAGCAGTAACTGTTGTACCACCAACGACTCGTGATTGTGTAATAATTTCATCTGGAACATAGTTACCTTGGAATGTAGGAGAGAAGATAACCGCTTTAGCAGCAGATATCGTCAAGTCAGAGATAAGTTCCGATGTACCAAACTTAAGTGGGTTTGTGATAAGACCTATACGACGATAGTCGTTATCAACAGGGAAGTCACCTGCACCCTCATCATATGAGAGTTTAGCGTTGATCATGACCCTAAATGCACCGATTTCTGTAACAGCATCAGCACCATGACCACCAGGAGGAGGCATGATAACGTCAACTTGTCCACCACTACCAGTACCAATACCAGTGATGTTGTCAACAGTAATTTTACCAAATGTGTATCCAGTACCACCAGATGTAACAGTAGCAGAGATAACTTTACCACCGTCTACAACGATTGATACACGACCACCAGTTCCGTCACCGTTAATCGCTACGTTGTCGTAAGTACCATTGTTGTACCCAGACCCTGCAGCGTTAATAACAACAGTATCGACTTCACCTGATACTGCGTTTGTTTGAACAGCAGTGTTGGTGAATACTGGCATGTAATCGTTCGAGAAAAACTTAAGAACGCTTGCAACTGGAATAGTGTACATGTACTTCCAACGATACCCATCACCAGTAGTAATGATGCTAGTACTAGTACCAGTAGGCTCGACAGTAGAAGGTTTACCATTTGGATCGGACGGAGATGTTCCATTATAGATGCATTTGTATACTTGATATTGAGAGTTTACAACATAGAAGTCAGAATCATAAAGTTTAGTCGCACCAGAGGCAGCAGTTTTGGAGGGACTATAATCATGTCTGTACATGTCGTAAGTGAAACCAAGTCCACCAGTAGTTTGTTCTGGGGATACCCAGTCAATTCTACGACAAACTTGCACAGTATCAGAAGCAAGTACACGCTTCATCGATACCATGTCGTCATATGAACCTGAGAACTCAGAGAATGAGTCTACCGCTTGAGGCGGTGAGTTTTCATTATCCCACGGTTGTGGTCTACCAATAAACAGATACAAACGATCTCTCGTTGCACCTGCAACTGTGTCAGATTGAGTTGAGTCAGGACCTTCTAATGCTTTAATAAACTTTTTCGCAGAAAAAATTCTAAACTGATCCGTTAATAAGGCTGCCATTGTTAGGTACTATTGTCCTCCTGTTTATTTATCGTAGTTACGAGCGAACAGTTGTAAGATATTCAATGCTCTTAATCCTGTAAGTTGCTCCACCGTTACCTACAAGATTCTCTCCACCTAATACTGCTTGTGCTGCAGCATTTGCACCTGTAGTATCTCCACTAGCATTTGTAAATGTTACAGTTGGGTGTAAAGCGTAGGTGCCATCTACTGTTTGAGGGATTCCATACCCTCCATTATTAATGGTGATTGATGCAACTTGGTCTCCTGCAGTCGTCATAACTACAGTACCAGTTGCCTGTATATCTCCTGTATTTTCTATTGCTATTGTTGGGACTCCAGTATAGTTAGTTCCAGGATTTGCAATAATGAAATCAATCACACTGCTATTTTGGGAGAACTCATAGAGTAATCCACCGATACCAATGTTAACATTATTTGTGTTATATGGAACTATATCTTTGACTTGTAATACACCAGTTTGATTATTCCACGAAACAACAGTTGCTTGAACTCCAGAAATAGCACCAGTTACAACTTCATTCGTTTGATAGTTTGTAGTTGCACCTGCTGATACGTCTAATGTGATATTTAGCACTGCACTGTGTGCTGCACCATCACTCAATCCACCTGCAGAGGTGACTGTTGCATACTTAAATGGTATGTCACCATCTTTGATACTATCACCAACTTGGAATAGAGTTGTGTTTGTACCACCTTGAGTTTCTTCAATACCATAAAGTGAACTGTATATACCACCATCAAGACTAATCTGGCCAGCAAAGTCTGTATTAGTATTGACTAGATCAGGTATACCATCTCCTGCTCCAGAGTTTTCATCATCATCTTCAAAATCTTTATCTGTTAACGTTCCGATAGGATCTGTCAATGTTGTAATACTATTTCCTACAGAATCAATAACAACGTGTGGTAAAATACCTGCACCAGAAGACGCAGCAACACCCGCATCAAACTGAACAATAGCATCCTCAGTCGCTGCTCTACCACCATCGATAAATGCTAGTTCATCAACTTCAAATGTAACAAGAAGTTCTCTGGTTGAAGAGTTCCAGTCATATACTTTAGCAACTTTATTATTTGCACTCTCAACACGACGTATAACTCTGTCACCAACATTGAACTTATAGTTTGATATCCCAGTAGTAGTATCGTTTTGGTTAGAATCAAGTATGACTCTTTGATCATAGTTGAAGTTAACACCACGAGTTAGACCACTAAATCTACCTGCTGTTTTGGAGGTATAAGTTATAGTTTCTTTATTAATTATTACTTGACCAGATCCAGGATATGCATCTGTAGAGTCAACATATATGTTTGCATCATTTGCGGTAACATCTTTGACAAGACCTGTGAGGTATACCGCAGATGAGTTAAATGCCTGTCTTGCTCTAGTCTTACGTTTAAGATTTACAAGTTTTGTGAATATAATGTTTGGAACTGAGGTGTATCCTTCACCTGGATCAGTGATATTAATACCTGTGATAGCACCCTGTGATATAGTTGCCTCTGCTTTTGCACCTATACCTCCACCACCAGATATAAGAATATAAGGTTCTTCTTGATAAAACTCACCTGGATTTACAATATTGACAGATGTTACCTTACCAAGTGTATCAATCTCAGCAGCACCTTGTGCACCCTGTCCACCACCACCTTCAAAGATGAGTGTTGGAGGAGTTGCATAACTTCTACCTTGATTGAGTAGAGATAGACCAGTAACAGTTTGAACTGTAGGAGTTCCTAATGCACCAGATCCTTCTCCACCAAGAATTTTTGCTTTTGCAGGACCAAAATAGTTATCACCCTTTACAGTCATCTTAACATAAGATACTGATCCGTTAGGGTTTAATACAACATCACCTGTTGCTAGTGATGGGAATACAGTAGGTTGTGCAGGGACGGTATTACCTTCAAACAAAGGAACGCCATAATACTTGGGACCTATGGCATATGGATATGTAGGCATACCCATAGCATTCTCTGTCATAAAGTATGCATAAGTTCCATTAGGATACTCTGGCGTTACTCCAAACTTACCATTATATTCATCTAAAGTTCCTACACTAGAATCATAAATGTAATCTGATGTGAGGTCTCCAAGAATATAACCATCGTTAACAAGTCTTAGACCATGACCTGAGGAAATGTATCCGAAAAGATATAGGACGCTAGGTGCATCTACAGGAACTGTAAATGTTATGCCTCTGGTTGTTGCTCCATTAAATAAACTCAGATATTGTTGATATGTAACGTTACTGCCATTGATCTGATATGATATGCCTTGACCCGAATACAAGACTGATTCTAAACCAATAACTACTGGATTATTTGAATGCCAACCATCTGTTTGCGTAGAAATAAGTATATGATTCGACCCTGTATTACTTGCGTCGTCTTGGTTGAATATATACGTTCTTCCTCTTTTCAGATTCAAAAACTCAGGTGATGATCCATTGAATGTAAACTGACCACCTGCAATAGTAACTGTATAAGTTTCTGTACCTGCAGTGTTTACAATCGGTCTAGCACCTTGTAACTCAGCAGTGGTTCTTAATCTATAACTAGAAGTTTCCCTTGCTGCTGTGCCAGAAGAATTATATCCCCATGGTCCGTATATTGGATATCCATCAAAGGACATCCCAATAATCTTGGAGTGACCATCAGTATGTCTAGAATAATCTAATGTTCCTGCATTTGCAGTACCATAAAAATCCTCGACATAGTATGTATTCATATTAACGTCATCATCATCGTCAGTTGAGGTATCCAAGATCATATAACCTTCATCACCAGAATATCCTGACATATAACGATGATTACCACAATAATAATATATTTTTTGTGTCTCATCAGCATTCATTATGAATATTGGTCTTAATGAATTTTCATAATCTGCAGCATGGGCAGGAGGAGAAGTAACAGTAAAACTATTACCTTGTCCTGTATGATAATGACACCAATAATATAATGTCGCAGGTGCACTGGTAGGCACAGTCCATGTAACTGTACGACTTGTAGCAGCATTAAATCCGCTAACATATGCTGCCATAGAAACAACAATACCATCTAACTTATAAGTAACACCATTCATATAATGACCATGACCACCATGATCTCCACCTGATCCGACACTAAACATTAACGGATGATTTGCACCACCATATACTTCGTTACTATTATCTGACTGATCAAAGATATAAGTTGAACCTCTTACTAGAGCATAGTTGGCAGGTTTTTCAACGCCATCAAAATAATATACACCCGTAGATTGTCCTGCAACACTATCTACACCTATCGTTACTGCAATATTAACAGTAGATGTAGTAGCAGAAGAACCTGTACTATTGTAATATAATGTTCCGCCATTTAGTGTACCATCAGCAGTTGTAGAGAACTGCATAGGATGTGAACTATTTGAACTATCTGCTTGATTCCATATTATGAGGTAGTTTTTCTTAACTTTAATATTTTCTGGAGCAAGGTAGTATTGACCTGGCGTAAAATTACCAAACTCTGATGCATCAGCACCAAACTCGATATAAAACAGACCATTAGGGAAAGTGATAGGATCACTTGCCACTCGAAACTTAAATCCATTTGAACCTAGACATAGATCTTGATCTTGAAAAGCACCGCCACTTGTGTCTCTCAAGTATACTCTAGTTATAACATTTAAATTATTTCTGACAACCTTTGCAATAGTTCCTCTTGCAGTCCCTGCCACCTCATCTACTATTCTACCTACTTCTACATTACCTAAAGTTTCATCTACAGAATCAACTAGTAACATTACATTATCAAGTTCAGTCTTAACAGTCCATGTAAACTGTTCTTGAAGTCCCCATTCAAATACACCATTTGTAAGTTTGAACTCTTCTAGAGTTTTACTTGTATGATAATAATATACTTGATTATCTAATATTGCATCATATAGGTTTGTATTTTTGATGTAGTTATATTTTATAACATCAATAGGTAAGTTTGTAGGTGCACCACCTGCTGTACCCCAATCAGCAGTGTGTAATAGACCACCATTTGCTAATATACCAACTGCTTGATTAGTTGAAAACTGTCTTGTACCTGGATTTGGAACATCTTTACCACCACGAAATACAAACTCTTGATTAAAAGTTCTATCAAGAATTGTAGTTGCTCCACCTGGTTGATACTCAGTTGGGAATATTTGAGATGGTTTAGGATGATTATCAGATACTATTGTTAATCTGTCAGTCTTTACTGTACCAGATGTAGCAAAGGTTCCTGTTGTTGGTGAGTTAGGATGACCTTGCCATATTCTATTAAAATCAAATGAATCTACTACGTTTGGTGTTTCTTGCTCAGGAATGATCTGCAAACGTAACGGATCATATCCTCTTCCTCTATTTAAAACTCTTACATGGATGATCTGCCCTGCACCATCATCAATGATTGGATATAATAATGCCTCTACATCAGGTGTACCACATCCAGTCACAGTAAGTCTAGGTGGATCAGATTGGTTATAACCTGATCCTCCATTTAATACTTTTACAGCACGAACTCCAAATACTTCATCAAAGATTGGTTCAATGACTGCGCCTGTTCCTGGAACGTCTCTTGCCATTTAGTTATGATACTACGTTAATAGTTCCTTGCATTGCAGCATGGAGTGTACACTGATAATAAAGAGTTGATGGAGCATCAAAAGGTACAGTCCAATATAAGATTGAACTTATACTACCAGTTTGTCCTGTAGTATATGGTGTGCCAGATAAACCCTGTGTTGATTGAATCCTAAATGGGTGTCCACCCCCTTCAACACTATTGTCAAATGCATAAGTAAATCCTCTATGCACATATAATGTTGGGTCACGGTTTTCCCCTGCAGGAAGACCAGGTCCATTGATCAAGAAGTCATTACTAGCATTCTCTACAGGTGCACCTATCTCATACCATATGATAGGTCCAGTTGTAGGAGTAGGAATCCACTCAGATCCTGACCAATACAACATATCACCTTGAGTTAGACCTGCTGTATTTGTATCAGTTAGAGCAGCGAGTGTTGTTGTCAAAGTTCCAGAGAAGTTCACCGTTACAGTGTCTCCAGAAACTGCAGTAGTAATATTAGTACCACCTGCAATAGTCAGTGTATCTGTCTGACTGTTGGCAGTTGTAGATCCTGTGTCACCTGCAACAGATGCGAATACGTTTATACTACCAATACCTGCAGCATCATCAGCAGGTAACCATTTGCTACTACTAGAGTTCCACTTTAAAACTTGATCATTATTAGGAGGTGTTGTAGTTGTATCAACGTCAAACAGCATATTAATGCTTGATCTTTCAGTTAATAGTTTTACTTGAGAGTTACCTACACCACCTGCAGTGATATTCATATTTACATATGGATTATCATCACCACTGACTGTAAAGAAGTAACCTCTATAAGTTCCAACTGCAGGTGCTCCTGCTAGTGTGCTATATTCATTATCGTATGTTATTGATGTTGGGAATATAATTGTTCCACTTTCTGCAGCGTTTGGTGCTGCCTTTGTACCTTTGAATATTGATGTTACGCCACCTGCTGATAATGTTAAATCTCCTGATCCATTTGTTGCTACCGCTATATTACCATTACTTGAAGAAACTATAGAGTTTCCATTTACATCTAATGCTGCAGTCAGGTTAGTGTAATCTGAAGGCAGGAATGTGGCACCGTTATATCTTAATACTTGTCCCACAGCAGGGTTTGTGGTATCGACAGTAAGTGTCGTACCATTTCCTAGGGCAGTATATATTTCATTAAAGTTGTCATTGACCTTATCGCCTCCGACTCTCAGGGTATCACCCGTGTTGTCGTTAGCAGCAGATCCAAGACCTATCGTTTGCTTGGCCATCGCTGATACAATTTTTAGTTATTTATGGGGTTTCGGGGTCTACCAACTCCTCTCCGTAAGTTGATATGTCTGGAGCAGTCCAGTCATCAGGTACGGTAGTCTCAACATTGATAGTAGGATTCTTATATCCAGTACCAGTTGCACTGAGTTCAACACCTGCAACACCAACTAGTGCACGGATGTTTCCATCGAATCCTGAGATGGAGTCTATTCTAACAGTTGGTCTAGTTGTATATCCAGAACCACCGTTAGTAACTTGAACCTGATCAATAAATCCAGATGTCAAAACTGCAGTTGCAGTTGCTTTCTGACCAAATACAGATCCAAGATAATCAAATGTGATTAGAGAGTTTGATGATTCAATAACAGCAACTTCTCTATCTGATGTTTCACCTTGTATATCAATAAAGTCACCTGGCTCGATTGGTGGTACAACTTCAGCAGCGTCAACGTCTGCTTCAGAACCAACATATGAGAAGGCAACGAATGTTGATCCAAATCTAGGAACTTCAGAGAAGATGATTCTAGAACCAACAATCTCAAAACCAACTCCAGGTTCTTGGATAACACCGTTGAGTGAACAAATAATATTGTTCTCAGGTCTTATCACACTAGACTGTACACCATCAGTCAGTGTCAAGGAGTAGAACACATCATTACGTTTCAAGTTGAATGATTGTCTCAATGAGTCAAACTCGAATGAGATATCATCTAACTGTCTTAGTTTACCAATATAGAATCCAGTAAATGATGCACCCAAATCTGGTGGTTCAGTAAACTGAATCTGGTTGGAGAACGCTGTATATGCGTTACTTGCACCTGGTGGTTGTAATATACCATTAATGAATATTAAGAGGTGTCCTGCGGGATCTGGGAGGTATGTAGTACCGTTTGTAATAGTGAGTGGGAACGTTGTTGTAGTTCCATCAAATCCTTTAAATGATCTCTTAACTCTTGCCTTAAGATCAACTTGCGAGAATATTACAGCACCGTATGAATCAGGTCCTTTGATAGCATCTCTGATACCAAATGATCCTGTAACATCACTTAAGTATAGACGCTTGTTAATACCATCAACACGAACGTCTTGTACAAGAGCAGCACCTTGACCTGCAGTTGTAACTATAGTTGATATCGAAGCATATCCAACTGGGAATGATGCTGCTAAACCATAATCACCTATTTGATCACCCTGAGTAAATGTTCCTTGATACTCAATCATGTAGACATAGTTATTTGGAATGTCTACATCAGTAATGATACCGTATGTGGCAGAATCTTGAACACCAGATACAACCTTATAAAGTCTATTACCAACTGAGAAGTTATTAAGATTACTGATAATATTAATACCAAATCTCTTATATCCTCTTGATGCAATTCTATCACCAACACCAATATCAAGACCTGCATACTTACTTACTACAATGTATTGTCTAGAAGATTCTGGATATACGACAGCAGTAGTTTCAAATGTTCCTAGTAGTGATTCAGTATCAACAGTAAGTTTACCACCTGTGTTATCGGTAACTGCTGCTTGTGCTTTCAAGAATGATGTTGGTTGTGCAGTTGCACCAGATGTATAACCTCTGAATGGAATGTCAGCAACAAAGTCACCCTTAAGATCAATGATATGAACACGAGTTTCAATAGCACTAATCTGAGCAGTAGTAGAGTTAGTTGCACCAACAACATTGTCTGATATTGCCCATGGACCTGCTGTAACTTTAACATCAAGATACTTGAAGTTTTCATCTTCAAAGAATCCGTAAACAACACCAGTTACAGATGGAGCACCCTGTTTCGCAACAGTTTCATTCATGGTATATGGACCATCTGTGATGTTACCATCTATTCTAAATCTTGAGTAAACTTGAACAACTAAACCTTCATTTACAGTTATATTCTCAATCTCGGCATATGAGTTACTTAATAAACCATAAACATAATCAGCATTATTTGCTCCACCTTTGATAGCAACTGGTATAGTTCTTCCAGTAGTGAATACCTTAGTTGGGAGTTGTATATTTCTATTTGTTGTAAGTTGTATGTATGATGTATCATCTGTAAACTGAGTTCTAATAATGCCTATCAAGTATCTGACGACTGCAGCAACAGAATCTTTAGTGTAGTCTGATGCAGCAGTGCTACTATAGAATGAATAGAAACCAGAGTTTGTAGCAGGAGATGTGAGTGTACCATCAAGAGATGCCAACATATATGTTTCTAGCAAGTCAAGAATAAAGTTCTTAGTGTTAAATCCAGTATCAGCGTAGAATAATTTACCACTCTGTGCTTGATATGGATCAAGATCATTCTTAGTAAGTTTAGCACCCCAAACAAGAATACCAGTAGAACCATCACCAGTCCAAACACTACTTCCAGTTCCACTCTTAATAATGAACTTGGATCTTAGAGTTGTAAATCCAAAGGAGAATGTTGCAGTAATGAAGCATCTAAACCAACCGTTTCCAAGAGGTATTGCACCAAATGCTTGAGCAGTAATACCACCTTGAGGTGTAAAGACTGTGCTTGTAGTACCATTTGTAAGATTAAGATCAAAGAATACATTTTGTTCACCTGTACCACCTGGATCAAGTTGCATTTGGAATCTGATTCCTTGTGACCCAGATTCTTTAACAAATGCTGAGAATGTAAATGTTTGAGTTTCATCTAATCCAACAGCACCAGTATCGAATGTTTCTGTGTTATTATCGAATGTAGTTGTACCAGAGTCAAATGTCTCAAACGCAGTTAGACTATAATCTCTATTGATTTCATGCTGACCATTCTGACCATTATTAGGTGTTACATCTTCTGCAGTTTGCGATTCATCAGGAGCAAGAGTTGAAACGTTATCTGTTATTGTTACGTTAGTTGTAGGTGTCCAGTTGATTGCATATGCTTCTGGATTTGTCCAGAGGTTTGTACCTGCAACCTGACCTGCAACTGTAGATGTTATTGTTCTAGCATTAGCAAGAGTTCTTGTATTTCCAACATTAAGATACCAAGTATATGCAGAACCAACTCCACCACTAGAAATAGTAGCAGTTGCACCAGATGTCTTACCTGTCAATGTATTACCTGCAACCCATGCAGTTCCTGTAAACGGACCTACAACGAAGAAGTTAGTATCAGGATCAAACTCTAATACAGATGCATATCCTCCAACATTAGATCTAACAACTTCTCCAACTTGGAAATCAGTTGCACTTACACTTTGAATAGTGATTTGGTATGCAGTTGTATTATCTCTAATATTTGTTGTTTGAAGATCATGTATAACATCCTCAACGATATCAGTTACAAATGAATCATAAGTCCATGAACCTGCACCAAACTGAGCAACAGTTTGTGTTTGTATTTCTTGTAGATAGTAGTTCTGATTATAAAGAATATTCTTAGAAGCACTTCTACCAACTTTTCTAGCAGGTGAAAGGATATTGACTGCAAACTCTATCAATTCTTTCCATCTATTTTTAACTGATGTAGCATCACTTAGTGATAATGAATCACGAACTCCAGTTTTCTGTGTATGTAATGCACTGTATGCACCTGCTGTGCTACCTGTGTCTTCATTAGTTCCATATAGTAAATTATCTATTGCTTTCAATCCAATAGTTTCAAGTTGTTCAACACCATAAACTGTTGCTAATAATAACTGCTCAACTCCACTAGTGCTATAGTTGTATTCTAAAGCAGCAGTAAGGAACTTTTCAATCTCTAAAATAATACTATCATTACCACCAGTTTGTAAGTCAGATATTCCACCAATGATTATATCTTCAAGAGATTGTTGGAATGCTGATTCACCTAATGCACCACCTGGAAACTGGAATGCTTGGAACTGTACATTGTTCAACAGATATGTAAACTCTGTGGTCATTAGACCAGTTATCTCTTCTCTAATATACTCTCTGTTAAAGTATAATCTGTCAGCAGCAGTATTAAAATCAGCAGAAGTAGGAGCAATAATATCATTCAGTAATGTAATAAGAGTATCGATTGCAGTCTTGACGTTAGCACATCCACCTGCGTCATTTGTTATACCCCAATCACCAACTATAATACCATCAGTATTATCATAAGTTAGATCTCCTGTAACTGCTTGTTTAGCATAGAATGCTAATCTTTCATGTGCATAAGCAGACTGATGAACCTGTAAACGGATATAACGTAACTCACTATTGTTACCAATGTAGAAACCTACAGCAGTAAGTATTCCATCATTACCACCGTCTTCAATATCTTGTGCCAATCCATCCAATATTAATCCTAAGTCAGTCTTACAACGTAATGTACCATCTGTAGATGTACCATTAGCATTTCTAGGCATATCCAATGCAAGAGCAGGATATCTTTGTAACATATCATATGCTGCCTTATCAACGATAACTCTTCTATTTGCACGAATTAAGTTAGCAGCATCACGGAATCTACCACGAGCATCGGTATCTATTTGATTTGTGTATATTACATCATTTGTGCCATTATGATAATCAACTGTTAATGGAACTTCAGAGAACGCATTTATTGTTGCACCAACAAACTCATATGCAGGTTCTGATTTAGTTACAGTTGCAAGATGATCTACAGCAGGTGATTGTGATGCAAATGTCAATGTATCAGTAATGATATCAAATAGGTTTGCTACTGTTGATTGTACATCTTGACAATCTTGTGTTGAGTATTCAGATTTTGTTATACCATTAGTTACCGCACTAGAGAATGTGTGAGAGTACTGGTCATCAGCAGAAGACTTGCCGACGTTGATCGTGAACGTGTCGTTCGTATGGGCAGAGATTTTAAGAACTTGCTTAGACGCAGGGTCAGATTTTCTTGGATATGCTGTAATCTTTTGATTACCATCCTTGGAGCAAGTGAATGAGACAGCACCATCCGCAAGGAATACAGAATCACCAGAGACAGTGATGCCATTAGTGGTAGCAGAAACGAATGCATGTGTGTAGTTACCTCCTGTTATTATTGCATTTGAAGTTGCAGAAACGAATGTGTGTGTCGAAGTGTCCGAAGAGGTGCCGACATTGACAGTGATAGAATTATCTCGCTTGATAATACCGTTTGCTGAAGCAGATACGAATGTATGAACATATTGATCAGCAGCAGAAGAAGGACCAACATTAACTGTGAATGTATTGTCTGTCTTCGCTGTAATCCTTAACCATCTGCCAGAGAAAGGATCTGTTGAACGAGGATAAGATTTAGTTTCATGGTTGCCATCTTTAGTACAAGTAAAGGATAGTGAGTTATCAGCAATCCTGATCTTGTCACCTACAACAAATCCATGAGTAATAACTAAAACGCCATCAGCAGGATTATAAGATGCACCTGTAGCAGTAGATGATACACCATCAGCAACTATTGCTAATGCTGTATTGTATGCAGCGTCAGGAGTTCCAGTATTATTACTTGCTCCACCTGCAGTTCCATCTTCACCACTTGCTCTTGGATATGTCTTCTGAGTTGTCTGACCATCACCATTATAATCACAAGTAAATGTTAAGGAATTAGCAGTCAACTTAATGTTTGTGCCAACTGCTAAGTTATGATCACCAATGAACATCTTAAGAAGTCCAGTTGCAGGATCATAAGTTGTCCCTGCTCCTGGTTGATAATTTACTATTGGTGACTTACCAACATCAATAGTAAAGTTATTAGCATCAACTCTTGTAACTTCTTGCCAACCTTGAGCAGCAGGGTCTTTTGCTCTTGGATAGGTATGGTTTGTAGCATTGCTGTCCATTGAACATGTAAATGTCAATGAGTTATCAGCAAGTTGAATCTTATCACCAGTTGCAAGATTATGACTGTTAGAGGTAATATTTAAAATACCAGTAGCAGCATCATAAGTTGCATTAGATGCAGTGAGATTTGTATCACTTGTTAATCCATGTCCAGTGCTAGTAACAACCATGTCACCAGTAGCAGGGTTGTAAGTTGCAGTTGATGGAGTAAACTGAGTTACAGACTGTGTAAGATAGTTTGATTCAGTAATAGTGGTATCAAACTTCTGAGTCAATCCATGATCACCTAATGTAGACCATGGTTCATTATTAATAACAAATCTTACTAACTTCTCTACTATATCATATGTGTATAGTGATTCTTTCAAGTCATCTGAAACATGTAACAATGTGATAGGATTAGTAGTTCTATCGACATATAATGCAGAAGCATCCCATGTATGACTGTTAGATCCATTTCTAAGATCTTCAACCATTGCTTTAAGAATATCTCTTACATCATCTTCACAGTTAACTGCTCCACCAATAACAGTGAAGAATGGATAACGTTCCTTCATGATATACACTGCCTCTCTAGCAATGTAATCGTAGTTTAATATTATATTATCTGCAGCGTTAATATATCTGTGTGTTTTCTGATTAAATCCTCTACTTGCAACACCTACATTAACTGTGATTGTATCTCCTGTAACAGCAGTGATAGCAAGGGTTTTACCATAAGAAGGATCTGTCACTCTTGGATAAGAATGATTTGTTGCGTTATTATCTTTTGTACATGTGAATGTTAATGAGTTTGCAGCAATCGTAATAGTATCAGATGTTGTATAACTATGAGATCCAATATTGATTTCCATCAAACCTGTAGTTGCATCATAATCAACTGCAGTTGGAGTGAAACTACTTGATCCAGTTACAGTGATTGCATTAGTTGTTGCAGAAACAAATGTATGTACACCACCGATTAATCTAGCAGTTGCTCTGATAGCATCATTATTAACATATTCATCGATAGTAAAGTCAGGTGCACCAGACCAGTCTTCTAGGAATACCTGTTTATCAGCACCATCAAAATGCCATAATAATTTTGTATTAGCATCACCTTGGAACATTCCATTCTGAGGAGTGAATGGTATTGTAGAATAACGACTTTCTGCACTCAATCTTAGTTCATCAATATGTCCGAAGAATGCATTTGCTCCTGCATAATCTGCACCAACTCTTAGTGGTTTGGCAGCATAGTTTTGACTATCTGTACCAGTTCCTCTCTCAACACCATTTAAGAATATTTTAACAGTGGTAGAAGTTTTCTGTACAACAACATGTGTCCAAGTATCTGTAGCAAGAACAGTAGCACCAGATGTTACTAGATCAGAGTTATTGACATTATAACGAACTTGTCCACCATTTAAGTATAAACGACCTGCTACATCATTTGCTGTTGTTCTAAAGTCAAGTAAAGTTGCTACACCAGATATAGACGCTGCTGCTGCCTTAACATAAAGTTCAATAGTAAATGCAGCAGTTCCCCATGCAAAATCACTAGATGAATCTACATTCAAGTAATCTAATGTAACCTGTGCAACACCAACACTAACAGTAATAGTGTCTGAGGTTACTGCAGTGATGTCTAATGCCTGTCCAGATGCAGGGTCAGTAGATCTTGGATATGGATGATTTGTTGTATTACTATCAGCAGTACATGTAAATGTCAAACCTCCATCAGCAATAGTAACTTTATTACTTGTTGTTAAACTGTGAGTTCCAATATTGATAACTAATGTTCCTGTCTCAGGATCATATGATGTTCCTGCCTGTGCAGTGTGAGTAGATGTAGCACCATTTGATGCTTGGATTGCGTTAGCAACACCACTTACAAATGTATGAGTATGATTTGCTCTACCTAATAATAATGATCCTTGACCAAACTTTTTAGTTGATGTATCAATCTGTGCTTCACCATACCATGTTGGAGGGTTGAAGTCTAATCCACCACGTTGTGATCTACCAATCTTACCAAGATAGATTGTATTTCTTGCTTGGTTATAACCAACAACTTCTGCTTTACTATCTCTAGATCTTATAACTTGACCAGTTTGGAATATACCATCACCTATTCTATCAGTGATTGTTAGTTTTCTGATTCTAGCACCTTCTGTTGCAGTAAAGTCACCATTATTATTACCATAATCAACCTTATAGTTACGGATATATTCATTCTCTTGGAATGTACCAGTTAAATTATCATAAGGAATCACATAGTTATTAACCTGTTCATTAGCAGGGAAACTACTATCAAATGCGGTATTGTTATCAGTAAAGTTTACTATACCAATCT